ACCCATGTTGTATTGGTCTTGCTCAGGAGCTGCATTTGATACGTGGAAGTATTCCAAGTCATCAAAGATAGCAGATACTTCAGAAGATACAACAATCCAGTTAGCACCACCTCTTAAAGTTGATTTGTGAATTTGAGCAGACAATTGGTTAATTGCTGTAATCAAAGTTTGGTTCCAATCTTTTTGAGTGTAAGGAGTTGTACCAGCAGAAGATAGTCTCTTCCAACCGTTGTAATCCCATCTCAAGTTCCAAGCCGCACCTTTTCTCAAATCTCTCAAGATTTCTCTATCAATTTCTGCAGCAACTTGCTCAGATAATAATGCTGTTAATTCAGCCTCAGCATCAATGTTGTGGAATGCCGCAACATCTTGAGCTAATTCAGGAGACCATTGTGCTCTCAATTTTCTTTCTGTAACAGAAACTGTTACTGACTCAAGGTCAAAAGAAACTTCACCGATTTGGTCTTCAAATTCCAACTCTTTATACAATCTGTAAATTGCTAAGAACGCTGTATTTGAACTCGTGTTAGATGAGAATGTTGAACCTGTGTAACCGTCCATAGATGAATCACCACAAGCAATACAAACTGGTACTTGTAAATCAATTTCTAAGAATATGAAACCATTAGCATCACATACGTTGTAGAAAGAACCACCTGAGTTAGCGTTGTAAGGAGAAGGACCATTAGGATAATTAACCGTTACATTACTACCATATTGAACGATACCTTTACCATATCTTTGAGTTACAACTCTGAATAAGTAAGGGTTAGTTGTGTTAGCTGAAGTATAAACGTTACCAGCTACACCTAAGATGTTCAAACCTGATATGAATTCTTCAGTATCCATAGTATTACCATTAGGACCAATTAATTGACCAGCACCAGCGTTAGAGAAACCACTCATAACAATAATTACTTTTCTGTAATTATCTAACCCGTATGATGCAGGTAATAAATAACCAGCGTTAGAAAAAGCGTAAGTTACAGTTGAAGCAGTTACTGCTGTCCACTGACCTTTTGAATAGTCAAACAAACCAGGAGGATTTAATCCAGCTTCGTTACCTTCGTAGAATAAGTCATATAAATCCTTATTATATGTAGGATTAAAAGTACCAGTACCTGAATTGTAACCAGAATCTGGATTACCATCATAGTTTCCTGGAGCACCTATAGGAGGGTAGTGTGTACCACTATTTCCAAATAGACCATCTGTTGATGTACCACCAGAATAACCTTGAATTTTAGGTACGAAGTAGAACAATTTACCGATTGGTAAGTTCATTGCTTGTACAGACACGATGTCGTTAGCTAATAATTTAGAGAATACTCTTCTCACGATTGGGAAAACAACCGTTTCAAAAGAACCTGAATCAGAAGTTGAAGAAGCTTCGTTAATTAAGTGTGAAGCTTGGTTTTCATACAACTGAGCCACGTTTTCTTTCATGTGACCTTTTAGACCTTCTAAAAAGCCAAGTTTATCCCATTTGTTGATTGTGTCTTCTTTGATAACTTTAAGGTGTTTCAAACCAATGTTACCAACAAGACCGCTTTCTAATAATGCACCCATTTTAGTATTTTTTTTTGTTTTTAAGTTTTATTTATTTTTATTTTTGTATTTTTTGCATAATATCCTTCATTCTTAAGAATTGTGGATTTTCATACGTTTTTGACTCAATTAAGTTTTGTGATGAACCTGATGCTGGAGATTTTCCAATTTTTTCAATAGATTCAGTTACAACACTTTGAGTACTACTTGTTGTGTTTAATTCTCCTTTAATTGATGAATATAAAGTTTTAGACTCTTTTAATGATTCAACATCATCAAATCTTCTTAAGATATTAATTTTTTCTTGTTTAGTTGTAGTATGTTCAGTAAACAATCTTGTAGCATAAGCCAAGTTTGAATTAAATACTGCAACTTCATTTAATTTATCTCTGAAGATATTAAGAGCTTTCCTGTACTCTTCATTTTTTTCTCTCAATCTTTCAACCTCTTCAGCAAGAGCTTGATTCGGAATTACTTTCATTTTAGGTAAACCTTTTCTTTGAGCGTAATTTCTAGTTCCATTACCTAATGTTCTAGCAGCTTCTTTAGTTTCCTCTTTTTCGTAATCTTTGTAATGACCACCTTTTTCACCAGCTTTCTTTTCAACACCATCAACATCCTTACGTCTGTATTCGTGTTTTTTAGAACCATACTTTTCTTCCATTTCAGCTTCAGTGTATTCAAACTTTTTAGGTTTCAAATTCATACCAACTCCTTTAGCCATACCTTTTGGTTCAATAGCCGATTCTTTGGTTTCTATTTTTCTACCTTCTTTATATTCAAATTTAGCACTTCCGGTTTTAACACCTTTACCTACTACAGGTTTACTCATCATTGACCCTTCTTTAGTTTCCATTTTTTTAGCTTTGTTAGTTAAAGAGGATTTAGTTAATTTGCCCATAACTGGTTTGATTGTCATTTTACCTTCAGACATGTTTTCGTCATCACTATCATCGTCTTCATCCATTTCTATTTCATACACCACTTCATCCATATCTTCGTCTTCATCCATATCTTCTTCATTCATATCTTCTTCATCCATGTATTCTTCGTCCATATGCATTTCTTCACCAAAAATATCAGCCATCATAGAATCTAAATCCTCGTCTGATAATTCTTCTTCTTCATCCATTTCTTGCATAGTTTCGTCTTCCATGTCACCTTCAGTTTGAATAATGTATTCAACATCTTCGTTTTCATCATTTAAAGTAATGTGGTTACCATCTTGTTTAACAATGATACCATCTTCATCACTCATAGATTTAAAAACCTTTAAGATTTCATCATCGGATGCGTTTGTAAGGTCAATTGGTAGTGTATCATCAGAATCCATATCAAAGTCCATCTCAAGTCCATCTTCCGATTCATCATCGTCAGAATCCATATCAAAGTCCATTTCAACATCATCCATGTTTTCATCATCAGAATCCATATCCATATCCATGTCTAAATCATCTTCCGATTGTTCATCCATTTCAACTTCCATTGATTCATCTTCAGCCTCGTTTTTCAAAGACTCTTTTACTAGTTCTGAGATTTCTTCCTTCATTGTAGAAGCAAGTATTCCTTTTGCATTTTCGGCAACTACTTGTTCCAAATTTCTCATTTGTAGTAGTGCTTCCTCAACTAACGACTTTTTTTCTGTCATATTATTATAGAATAATTTAACATATAAATATATCCATATGTTAAAAAATTCTGTTTGGGCTTAGTAAAAACCCTAAATAAATAAAAAACCCCTCGGTTAGGAGGGGTTTTTATTAATCTTGAATAACTTCGTCTATTTTACTTTCGGAGACCGCTGTGATTCTCCAATCATGTTGAAACCCAGTATATCGGGATGTTACCTTGGCTTCAACATCAGTTACAGAGTAACCTTTCACCAATTTTTCCTCTCGGATTTTTTTTAATTTTCCTGTATTTTCATCAGGTAAATCGTACTGTACTTTTGCTACAAAATATTTCTCGTCCATGTTTTTTTAAATTATTTGTCTAAATAATGGTTTAATTTTTTTAATAAGTCAATAGAGCGATTCATTTTTGTTCCACTTTCTTGTTCTATTGGAGATGTTCTTAAAACTTTTTCTTCTTCTAAATTTTCTTCAAATTTGTTTCTATCATCAGGATTTGTAAATAAGTAAGCACCGGGTGTAGATGGTGAAGATACCAAATCAAAACAGATTAATTCAAAATCATCTTGTACTTCATTTTGTTCACCAGTCTTTTTTAAAGAACCAACTCCACGTGAAGATATACCCAAAGTAACACCTTGTCTTAACAAGTTTGCTGCTTGGTCACCCTTTGTAGATACAATCCCTCTCTCATGGAATCCTGGTGATGTTAGAAGACGTAACTTACCCATAAGGATATGTCCGTCCCACCAAATATCATTAATGATGTGAGACACACGGTCAAGGTCAATTAATGATGATTCAGGGTGATTTAATTCTGAAAGAGATGTTCCTTTTTCAATTATCTTTTTATAATTTTCAGATTCACGTTTTAAGATTCTTTCAGGGTACACCCTACCATTACGGTTTGGTGTATTGTATTTTTGAAGTACGGCATAGAATTCAAAAGGTTTTGAATAATCCAAGAAATTCTTGTGATTTTCTTCAAGCATCTTTTTATTAAATTCATGAGATGGTGACACATATCCTGCGTCCATTTCAATCAATATTCCTTTACCTGTCTCGGTAGGTCCTAATATTTTCATACGTATGTTTTAGTAATAAATACTAGGATACTTCTTCTTTGCTCTTTTTAGATAGTGTAAAATCAAAATACTCGTTCTTTTTAAAGTTTTCAATATAAATTTCTTTGGCGATTCTTTTTAATTTATCTTTAAGAATTGTATCTTTAAAATCTATTTCTTGAGATAAGAATAAAGTAATTTCCAAATTCATAAAACTTTTCTTCCCGTAAACAATCCCGCTAGTTCTTAAATCCAAGTCAATAATATAATTGTCTTTAAAAAATGTTGGGTCTAGTAT